CCGTGCTGGATACCTTCGTAAAGAAAATGGTCACTCTATTGATGATAAGAAAAATGGTGGTAGTAATGGCAATGGTAATGGCAATGGTGGTAATGGGAATGGGAGTGGCAATGGTGGATCCAACGGGGGATCGGTGAGTGAATCGAAAAGTGGTGATAGTTCTTTGCGCGACTGGTTTAGCAAGAGTCGCTCTTCTGATGGGAAGCCTGGTTGGGTTCAATTGGGCGGTAAATACGCAGGGAAACCCTGTGCGAGACAACCTGGACAAACCACAAAACCAAAGTGTGGTTCCAGTAAGATGAAGCGCAACCTCAGTAAAAAAGAAGAGGACGCAGCGTTTCGTCGTAAGAATCGTAAAGATCCAAATCCAGATAGAAAAGGGAAGGCAATTAACGTGAAAACTGAAGAATTTACAACCTTACCACTCAACATTGAGATTCCTAATAACATTAGAGATTTTAATCTGGGACTCATGTTCCGTGAGAGTTTGGATATTAATAGTGGAATGCTATTCATCTTTGATGAAGTTGATCAGCAGTCCTTTTATATGAAAGAAACAAAAATTCCTCTTGACATCGCTTTCATCACAGAGGATGGAATAGTAGAAAGCATCAAACAATTAGAACCATATGACGAAACCCCAGTAACTTCCGAAGGAGAAGTTCTGTGCGCTCTAGAGGTAAACCGTGGATGGTTCGCAGAAAATAATGTTGAAGTAGGTGACGAGATTGAGATTGATGAAGCAGCGGGAGAAAAAGACGCTTGCTATCATAAAGTCAAGTCACGCTATAAAGTTTGGCCAAGTGCATATGCGTCAGGAGCACTGGTCAAGTGTCGTAAAAAAGGTGCTGCCAATTGGGGTAATAGCACTAAGAAGGAAGAATTCTCCAACTGGAGAGATAACTACACTCCAACAGATTACGAAACTGTAGATGTCATAACACCAGAACCCTTAACCGCTACAAAAGGTATTGGTAGTGAGATGCTCGATGAAAAGTGTTGGAAAGGTTATGAAAAGAAAGGTATGAAGACTATGTTTGGAAAGAGATATCCAAACTGTGTCAAAAAAGAAGAAGACGAACTCAAACTCGTATCAAAAACTCCTTTGGATGAAAAGAAAGGTTGCATGCACAACCACAAAGGTGAAGAGTGTCCGGTTCATGGCATGAAAGAATGTCCTGGACCTGTTGAGGAAGCCGTAAGAATGCCAGCAAAGACTGGTAATCTTGTCAATGTCATCTTCAGATTTAGAAGTCAATCTGTCATGTTGAAGATGTTCTTCCCTCAAGTATCTTTACCAAATAGATCTGATATTCAAGATCAAATTGATAAAGTGTATCCTGGCGCGAAACTATTAACTTACACAGTTTCGGACTATGAACCAGGGCAACCAGTCCTCCATGCAGAAGCAGCAGCGTGGACAAGGAAAGCAGGGAAAAATAAAGAAGGTGGTCTCAACGAAAAAGGAAGAAAGTCTTACGAAAGAGAAAATCCAGGATCTGACCTTAAGGCACCAAGCAAGAAGGTTGGAAATCCCCGCCGCGCATCGTTCTGCGCTAGAATGAAAGGAATGAAAAAGAAATTGACTTCTTCTAAAACTGCAAACGATCCAGATAGCAGAATCAATAAATCTCTTAGAAAGTGGAATTGCTGAGTAAATTATGTCTGATAATGTATATCTTGGCAATCCAAATTTAAAAAAGGCAAATACACCAATAGAATTCACTCAGGATCAAATCCTAGAATTCATGCGGTGTAAGGAAGACCCTGTTTATTTTGCAAACAACTATATCAAGATTGTTTCTCTTGATGAGGGATTGACACAGTTTCATCCCTATGACTTTCAAACAAAATTAATTAATAATTTCCACGAACACAGATTTAATATCTGTAAGATGCCACGGCAGACCGGTAAATCCACAACTGTGGTATCTTACCTGCTACATTATGCTGTCTTCAATGACAGTGTTAATATTGGTATTCTGGCGAACAAAGCAGCCACGGCAAGGGAACTCTTAAATAGATTACAAACTGCATATGAGAACTTACCTAAGTGGATGCAGCAAGGTGTGTTAGTATGGAATAGAGGTTCACTGGAGTTAGAAAATGGATCCAAAATTCTTGCTGCTTCAACTTCCGCAAGTGCTGTCCGAGGTATGTCATTCAATATACTCTTTTTGGATGAGTTTGCATTTGTTCCAAATCACGTTGCTGATTCGTTTTTTGCCTCTGTTTATCCTACTATTACTAGTGGTAAAAATACGAAGGTTATTATTGTCTCGACGCCACACGGAATGAATCACTTCTACCGCATGTGGCATGATGCGGAGAGAGGAAAGAACGAATATATCCCTACTGATGTTCATTGGTCTGAGGTCCCTGGTAGGGATGATGTGTGGAGAGAACAGACCATTGCTAACACGTCAGAGCAACAATTTAAGGTTGAGTTTGAGTGTGAGTTCTTGGGATCAGTTGATACGCTGATTGCACCAAGTAAATTAAGAACTCTGGTATATGATGCACCAATAAAGCAGAGTGCAGGATTAGATGTATATGAGTTACCAATAGAGAATCATGATTACGTTTGCACTGTTGACGTAGCTAGAGGTGTTGGTGAAGATTACTCTGCTTTTATTGTGGTTGACATCACCCAGTTCCCACATAAGATAGTTGCAAAGTATAGAAATAATGATATAAAACCAATGCTTTTTCCAAACATCATTTATGATGTATCTAAAAATTATAACAATGCATTTATATTATGCGAAGTTAATGATATTGGAGATCAGGTTGCAAGTATTATTCAATATGATTTAGAGTATCAAAATTTATTGATGTGTTCTATGAGAGGTAGGGCAGGGCAAATTGTTGGACAAGGATTTTCTGGAAAGAAAACTCAACTTGGCGTTAAGATGAGTAAGACTGTCAAAAAAGTTGGATCACTTAACCTCAAAACAATGATTGAGAGTGACAAAGTTATTTTCAATGATTATGAGATTATCTCAGAACTAACTACATTCATATCAAAACATAATTCATTTGAGGCAGAAGAGGGATGTAATGATGACCTTGCAATGTGCCTGGTAATATATGCATGGTTAGTTGCACAAGACTATTTTAAAGAACTGACAGATCAAGATGTCAGAAAAAGATTATATGAGGAACAAAAAAATCAAATTGAACAGGATATGTCACCATTTGGATTTATGAGTGATGGTTTAGATGATTCAAGTTTTGTTGATAATGATGGTGATAGGTGGTTTAGTGCTGCTATAGATGAGTATGGAGATAGATCTTACATGTGGGAATATAGATAATGGATTTAGATGGTCAGATTAAACTGGGTCATCTATTGCTTCAAGATAGAAAATGTAGAGTATGTGGAGAGATTAAAAATTTAGTTGATGGATTCTATAGAACAAGAAAAGATAGAGGTGCCGTTGCATCATCATACTCTTATGAATGTAAAGAGTGCTGTAAAAAAAGAGTAAAAAAATCTTCAGATAAATGGGAATATCCAGATTGGTAGTTCACGTCATGATTCCCCTGTGAAAACCCTCCTTTTAATAAATATTCCTAGACAAACTGAGATTAACGGAGAAACAAAACATGGCGACTCCTCAATTATCTCCCGGTGTATTAGTCAGGGAGGTTGACTTAACAGTAGGGAGAGCTAGTAATGTACTGGACAACATTGGTGCCATTGCCGGACCTTTCCCCCTTGGACCTGTAGATGATCCTATTGATGTAACTACTGAGCAAGACCTTATCGGTGTTTTCGGTAAGCCACTTTCAACGGATTCGCAATATGAGTATTGGATGAGCGCATCATCCTACCTCTCATATGGTGGAGTTCTGAAGGTTGTAAGGACTGATGGTGACAACCTTAAGAACGCAAACGCTGGTGTTGGTATTGCAAGCACCACGACTCTTAAGATTAAGAACTACGATGATTATATCAATAACTACGATGAAGCAACAAATTACAACTATGCTGCTAAGTATCCCGGTGCTTGGGCAAATGGTTTAAAAGTTTGCACAATTGATGACATTGCAGACCAAATCGTTGGTATTGCAACCACTGCACCATCTCAAGCAGGTGCTACTATCGGTTTCGGTGTTACCGCACCAATCAGTACTACAATTGCTGGTTTAGGAACTACAAGTGCATTCGTTGGTTACCTTAAGGGTATCATCACGGGTATCAGCACTGATGCTAGTGGTGGAGCGAGTACACTGGATGTTAAAGTTGTTTCTCGTGTAGAAACTGTAGGTGGTGGAGCAACAGAAACTAGAGTCACCTACGCAGAGTCAAATGCAGGTGCTGCATTCGCTGCATCACAAGAACTGCATTTTGTTAATTCTTCTGGTATTAACAGCACGGGTCTTGGCCACGCTATGACCGCAAGCACTGTTAAAGACTGGTATGATCAGCAGACTCTGAGTCTGACTAACAGCACAGTATTCTGGAAGTCACTGGCACCAAAACCAATTGCTAATAACTATTCTACTGCTAGAAATGGTTATGGTGATGCAATTCACGTTGTCGTTGTTGATGACGAGGGAACAATTAGTGGAATTCAAGGTAACATCCTTGAGAAGCACATCAGTCTTTCTAAGGCAGTTGACTCTGTTTCTAACGTCAATGCACCTCAGAAGATCTGGTATCAAGACTATCTCGCAGATTTCTCAGAAAATCTGTTCGCTGCTGGCAACCCATCTAATGCAGCGGATACCTATCATGGCACTGTACCTAGAGCAGTTGGATTCACCTCTGTTTCTGGAACTAAGTCTGCATCCTTCACTCCGGAAAGTGTAGGTGGTGGTCTTTGGGGACAAAATGCACAGGATGTAACATTCAGTGCTCTTGGTAATGTATCTTACACCCTTGGTGGTGGTAAGGATTACTCCGGCGGAATTCCTGCTACAGGAGATAATGGTGGAATGTCCACCTCATTGGCCAACATTCAAACATCCTATCAACTCTTTGAGAATAAGGATGAGATTGAAGTTGATTACCTGATCATGGGTCCCGGTTGCAGCACTGAGCAAGAATCGCAGGCAAAAGCAAACTACCTGATTTCTCTTGCAGAAGGAAGAAAGGATTGCATGGCTGTCATTGGACCTCACAGAGCAAACTTGGTTAACGTAACCAACA